AGCGTGATGCTGTAATCCGCCCGACGTTGCAAGCTGATGTTGTACTGACCGGGCTGGATTGCCATGACGCACCTCCTTAGGGCTACTGTAGCTAGGCAGCTTCCAGTGCAGCCACCTTGGCTTCAAGGGTTTCAATGCGATCCATTGCCTCTTGCAGCGCCTTAACGGCTTTCATGTAAAGGACGGAGTATTTGACGGCCTTAGTAGTGGTGCCAGTCAGCTCGCCGTCTTTGTCCTGATCCGCCGTTTCATAAACGAGACCGGGCGAAACAGCTTCTGTTTGCTGCGCGATCACACCAATCTGTCGGTCAGCGCTGCCAATGAAATTGAAATTCTTGACCTGGATCGCCTTGATGTCTGCCCATTGCGAATTAGCGTCTGTAATGTTTTCTTTTAGCTTGATGTCGGAAAGTTGACCGTAACTATTATTGGCGTTTTGGATGTTGCCGTTTGTGTAAATGAAGATCGCCTGGGTCCCCGTGCCGGATACGCCCTCGGTCGCCGAGTGAAATCCTGCATAGAGGGTGTACGTTGTTCCAGCTCCTGCAGTACTTTGCCCTCTAAATGTATTATTAACGGCCATGTTATAGAGCGTGCCGTTGCTACCAAAGAAGCCACGTTCAACGCCGTTAGTGAAAAATTCTAGTTGATTGGCTGAGTGATCGTATCTAATTTTGCCAACTTCATTTGCGCTGCCACTGCTGCTATCGGCAAAGTAAATATTGCCGTTTGCGCTTGATCCGGTGTGGATCGTAATGCCGCCGTTGCCGGAGGCTTGATAAACGACAAGGTTATGCGCGTCAGCGTTATAGGAACTTGGCGTGTCAGTACCAATGCCTAAATCACGATTGATATTGCCGTTAAAAGTAAACAACCCTTTCCATGTGCTGTTCGCGCCATCACGGAGTTGCAGTTCGCTGGCGGTCGTGTTTGCCCACAGCATGTATGCCACCCGTGAGCTGGGCTGGCTGCTGCCGCTGTTGGTGCTTTGGATTGCGTCTAGGCACAGGTTCAGATCACTACGGAAGCTTGCGCCTGTCTGATTGGCAATGTCGTAATCGTGCTGTGCCATTAGACGATGATCTCCTTGCCGTAGCCGACGGCAGTGTAGGTAAAGGAGCGGCTCACGGTTTCGCCGTCTTGTTTGAACTCTAGTTTAAATCCAGTCCGCGTCACCTCAGTGATCTCCAAAAGGTCACTAACGAACTGCGTGTAAGCCGTGATACCGATAGCAGGCGGCTCATAGAACGGCTGAGCGAAGGTGACCGCGTACGCGCCGCCAGTCGTGGTGTTCTGCAGGCTGCTTTGCTCAACGCGCTGCTGCATCTCCATCACGTAGCCCAGTTCACTAACGCGGATGTTTTGAGCAGCGTTTTCAGTGCGAGCAATGATTTTGAACTGCAGACCACGCCCGCGTACCAAGGCATTGGTCATTTCGTTCCATGCCCCCCACGTTGGTGTACCAGCAGGGTCGTCTTTGGTGGTACGCACGTACATCAATGCATCCACCTGATCCACGCTATCGCCGTCGATGTCAGTCCATGAGTCGATCAAACTGGTCTGGTTATCCCACAAGCTGCTGGGCAGGTAGCCGGATGTGACAATGTTGCGGCGTAGGTTTACGTCAAATGTGCCGCCAAGATCCACCGTGTCTTTGAAGACGTACTCACCCGTCAAAAGTGATGTGTCTGTGAGTGTCAATGCACCCAAACCACCGTCATAGGTGAGGTTGGTCTTGGTTCCAGGGAACGCGGAAGAAACTGTGTCGATATTTCCAAGGCTGTCCCATGTCCCCATGTCATCGACGAACACAAGGTAATTTGTGTCTTCGTAGTGATTTTTAACTAGCAGGCGATCCTGCGGTGCTGGCAAGTCAGCGACAACAGTTGCAGGCGTTGCGGATCTGTTGCCAGTGTCATCTTCAAATTTGATTAGGTACGTTCCTTCTAAAAGCGGCACCTGCTTTTGGGTTTGGCTGCCAGCAGCGGCGGCGATCACTGTTTGAGCACCGTCCCAAGTAGCACTAGATAAAGCATTGCTGTGACGAATCAAAACCTTGCCGCCTAGCAACACGTCAAGCGCCAAGGCACGATCCCAGCTCAGAATTGCTGTTGATTCAGAGTTAGGGACTAGGTTGATGCCGGTTGGCGTTTCAGGTGGAGCGGATTTGGCAATAACCGTTCGCGTAAGGGTTGCCGCATTGATAGACGACAACAGCGACGCGCCAATGCTGTAAACGTTGATCTGGTAACTGCCGGGCACAGTATCCAGAATTTCGTAATCAGTGCTAGTGGTGAAAGTAGTGTTCCAGTTGTTGTTGTCGTAACGCCATTCGACCCGATACTGGCTTGCTTGCTGCACAGGCTGCCAGCTCACGAGCAGTTTTGATTTTGCAAGGCTGTTAGCTTCATAGATGACCTCTTCGGCAACCAAGCTTGTAGGGGCTGCCGGTGTAATGTTCAGGTTTGTAATGTCCCGTCGCTGCAGCGGTGTGCCGCGTTCGATGTAGTCATATTTGCTGGAGTTGTACGCAATCGCGCTGATTGCATAATTAACGCCATCCTGCTCCTGGACAGACAACACGCGCCAGGTGCTTGTTTGAACGTCGGTTGTGCCGTATAGCCAGATTGCATTGTTGGCTGGTGCAACACTGAAAGCCGTTGGGACCGTAATTACATTGCCCGCGACTGTGGCGCCGCCACGCTGTTCAACTGTGCCATCGGGCAGAATCACATTCAAAACGCCACCACTGCTCAAACCTGTTGCGTCATCGACAGTGACGGCGGTTGTAGTTGCAGAGACGACGCGACCACCACGACGCTCACCAGATCGCACCGAATCCGCAATCTTGATCAGACTGCCGGGGCGCACCATCACCCCAGCATCGACAGATGTGGTGAAGTTAACGATCTCGCCCTCGTACCGTTCTGAGTACAACAGCCATTCGCCAATGCGGTAAGCCTGACCGCGACTGGTACAGGCAAAAGCACTAACTTCAGTTTTCACCACGCCATACTTGGCGATCATTTCCGCGTCTTCAACCACCTCATAGGCAATGTCCCTTGCGTTGAGATCTAGGTAGCTAACAACGCAAACATTGGGGCGCGTTTTGAGGCTGCTGCCTTGATAGCTAAAGCCCTCTTCTGTGACGTTTGCTTGCGTGAAATAGTACGCATAATCAGCAGGTGCGTCCTGACTGATCGTCAACGCTCCAGTGCTCCAGTAAGGCATGGTGCGCATGACGGAGCATAAGTCGTTAATCAACTTGTACGCTTCTTCTGCGGTTTGGATATTGACGTTGCAGGAGAAACGCGGTTCCTGTCCGCCAAAACCATCGGGCACCAAGGCGGAACAGTATTGACTGGCGGCGTAAAAGGCAAACTTATCGAGCTGGGATGCACTGACGTGATTGCCGAATCCGTAGCGTGTCGATGTCAGCAGATCCCACAAGATCCAAGCAGGATCCGAACACCATTGCGCTGCACCGAATGTGCCGTCCCAGATGCCGCTATAGATCAGTCTTCCATTGGTGCTGTCAACTGTGGCATTGCTGGGGATGGCAATCTTGATCCCGCGAATCCGGTAAGCGCGTGAAGGGATTGAATTGAACTGCTCAGCATCCAAGCGCAGTGCAATTAGCGCACTGTTTGGGTAGCGCAGTTTTTCACGAATAATTTCGGTATAGGTTGACCAGTTAAAGGCGTTAATAAGATTGGGGCTAACGTCTTCAGAGTCAAGGTTTACCCGCGTGACTCTAATATCAACAGGAAACGCACCATCAAGATTGATTAAATAATCGCGCTGATAAAGATCTGCGGTTCTGCCTCTAATCTCGTCGTAAATAACCTCGCTAAAGCCGCCACCGTTGTATTGAACTTCTATCTTCAGGATCACCTCATCGCCAACAACGTCGCCTTCATTGGTCTGAAACTGAAGCTGCGGGATTGCGATGGTTACTCTTACAGCGTCTACATTTGAGTCTGTAATTGACCTAACGATTGGCGTGTCTTTGCGTACTGTTACATTGACTGGTATGGGATTGCCGATTCCATCGCCCAGGGGGATATAGCTTTGAGTTTGCGGATCTTGCGTGCCGTAGCGATATTGCAGCGTATTGCCTTCTATCTTGAAATTGTAGCTTCCGTCTGGGTTTTGCAGCGGCGTGTTATTGAGAAAGACAGACTTAGCACCATCAGCCAAGCCTTCAATTTCCCCTTCGCTAATCAGATCTAAAACAGAAGCGTATTGCCTCGATTCAAGACTGTCGCGTTCAGTTCTAGGCGTGCGTGCTTGACCACCGCCACCACCACCTTTGCCGCCGCCACCGCCGCCGCCTGCACCGTAAATCCTTGTCATCAGACCACCACCTGCTCAGTGTCGATACTGGCGCTGATCACAACAGATCCGACAATCGTCTCGCCGTAAACAATCGGTACTGGCACGCCTTGTCGGCTGGTTTGCTGAATGCCGCTAAAGCTGTAACTCTTGCGTGGATCGTCCTGGCTGTCGTCGCCTTGGTTAATCCGTGGTGTTGGCGTCAAGAGTTGCGCGACGCCGCCGAGGACCAAAGTGGCGCCAACGCCAACTATTAACTGTACACCAAGCGCACCAATTCCAGGGACAAGAAAACCGACTGCAATCAATGCAGCGCCTGCAATGATCCTTGCAGTAGCACCCGCACCCGCAAGCACCGGCACAATTTTGATCTCTTGCTGCCCAGCAGGGTCGTGCAGCTCATCCAACATCAGGTCATAGTCGCCAACACTGACGCGGTAGTGCTGCTCTGCCATGTGCGCTTCAAGTTTCGGGAAGTTGACCAGCAAAAACCGCACCGCTTCGGCGGCATTTGCTACATCAGCCTTGAACACGCGCCGCCCGACAAACTTGGCAAGGGGTCCGTACAGCTTGATCTTGCGCAACATGATCCGCCTCAGCCTCTACCCATAGTAAGGAAGTCGGGATGGCGCAGTCTACGTCCGGTGCATTTCTGTAGCCACCCGCCTCCGCCGTACAGATCCCTGCTGCTAAGCCGCCCACGGATGTGATGCAGCACCATGCCATCGCCGATGTAAACACCGACATGATTCAAGCCCTTGCCCCTTATGTTCATAAGTAAAGCGTCGCCTTTTTGTAATGGCTCTTCGTCTTCTAACAGCTTGAAACCTGCGTCTTTCCAGCAGCCATCAAACATGGGTGCAGCTTCAAATGCTTCCGGTGTTAGCGGGCGCTCCCAATCCCGTAACTGCAAACCGTGCTCGGCATACCAGTCACGCGCCAAAGTCCAGCAATCGCTGATACCCCATGCCCACTGCCGTCCGATCAATGGCGCTTTGTAGCCCGATGGTTTGCACTCACCCCAGCCTTCCGTTTTTGGGTTGACGATGTACCACGGCAGACCGCTGGCTTCACATGCCATCAAATCCGGTTCGCTTGGTTGCGGCAGCGTTGCCGGATGCGAGTGAAACACAGCCACGATTTCACCTGCATCTTCTGCCGCCGCATAATCCTCAGGGTCAAGAATGAACTGATCAATGCCAGAGCTGAGGTTGCGGCATGGTCTGTAGTGTTCACGCCCTTTAATGACGACCACCAGACCACAGGCTTCACGCGGGTCTTCTGCTTTGGCGTGTTCCAGTGCTGCAGTTCGCCAAGTCATGTGTAATACGTGCCAATGCCAGGGAAGGAGCCGAACGGAAGTTCAGCGTTTTCTCCGAAATGATTTTTGCAATCGTCAAGCGTTTTGGCGCATGTTGGCAACGGACCGGTGTAGCTGCACTCAGTTGATTTGTACACCCATTGGCAGATATTGGCGATGCACTGCCGTTTTGGTGCCCTTACTCCAGCTAGGTCAAATGATGCAGCAAGCTCAAACTCAACGAGGTCGCGGGTCTCGATGACTTTACGATCTATGTAGTAAATCTCACGAGGAAATTCAGCCGTTGGATCTGGTGTGCCAAAAGGATTGACGTTGCCCGGAAAATTCACTGCATCGAGATAACGCGCCAAGGTGCGGATACGTGTAATTTTTGCACCCTCCAAGCCGCTAGGTAAGGTCAACAGCAACGCGCTAATTGTGCTGAGGATATTGCTGATGCGAATCTTGGGGCGTGGCAGTTGCCCGTTGCCGTTGTATTCAAAGCCATCGGCTTCAAGCGGAAAGGCTAAATACGCATTGCCGTTCCAAGTGATGTTGCCGTCGATCTTTCCATTGACGCCAGCATGAAAGCGCAGCAGATCATTCGTACCATGCTGTTCGGTGTTTAGCTGCAGCTCAAACAGCTCAATAATTGCGCCGGGTGCTGCCTCTTGTAATGCGGCGTGAGGTACGGTCATGGCTCAAACACCTGCCGGAATGTGGCTGTAATTTTGCTACGTCCGATCGTGTGATACTCCCTGTTCCAGTTAGGGCACACCCACTTCAAGGCTGTGTTTGTATAAGGTGGTGTCCAAGTAAAGCTATCCGCGTCTGCTGCCCTCGCATCTAAAAACGTTTCAATGACATCTGCGTCGGCATCTTCAACGTCAAAAGTTAAAGACCACTCCTTTGGGTTTTGATTTAAGCCGAAAGTGACGCGCTGTTCGTAACCGTCACCAAATTTGGTAGTGCGGATACGTGGCTCGCTGCTCTTGCTTGCCGGATACAGCGGTTCGTAATCAGGGAAAGTAGCCATCAGACTGCCAACAAGCCTCCGGGACGCTTCTGTTTCACCAGCTCAGCTTGGACAGCAGCCGAGATGGCGCGGCCCAGTTGATTGCCTTGCTGGTCATTACCTTGGACGTTGGTGCCCTTCGCATCCACGTTAACCACAACGCTTACGTTGTCACCACCGCCAAGCTGGTTATTGGGGACGATGGAACCGGAACGACCGGGTACGAACAACTCGGGTCCGCGCTCACCCACCATGTAAGGCATACCGCCTGTGACGGGTCCGCCCTTCGCTCGTGGAGTTACACCCGCACCTTGCAAAAATGCCGCAGTGAAGCCTTCTCCTCCTGGCAAAGTAAACCCACCACCGGCAGCGGCGCCTATTGCAGGATCAGTTGGGAACAGTTTGAGAACAGAATTAAGTATCGCTAACTGTATCCATTTGGCAATCATCTGAGCAGCCATATCAAGGAACTGATCCGCCACATTTTGGAAGAAGTTGGCAAGTGCTTCTTGGGCGGTCATCGTTCCAGAAATTACGCCCTTAAACGAGTCGCTAAATGCCGCTCCAATTCCTTCCGCTGCTGTTGAAACTTGCGTTATAGGATCGAGTAAAGTTTCTAGTTCTTGTTTTACTTTTTCAATTTCGGCGGCTAAGCCCGTGCTAGGGCCCAGTGTAATATCGGTACGGAAAGCCCCGGCACCGCCGGGTAGCATCTCACCAAACTGTATTCCGGCTTTTTTAGCGAAAAGGTCTAACTCGTTTTTAAGTTCTTTATTTTGTAGTTTTTGAGTTTCTAAGCGTAGTAGATCGTAATTTAGCGTTTGTAGAACTGCTCGCTGTTCGGCATTTTTTAGTTCTTTAATTTTTAGCAGTCTATCCTCAAAATTAAAACCTATCTTGAGTCGTTCGCGCTCAATATCAGACGCGGCGTTAAGAAGAGAAACTTGCCTTGAGAATTGGCGCTCCAAATCTGCACCTATTTTTAATGACCGCGCCAATTCCTTGGCTAGACGTTCGGCCTCTCTTTCGGCACTGGTTTTACCGGGCGCTTTGGTTCTTGGGGCAGTTATAGAGCGACGATCTTCCGAGGTAATGCGGCCTGCAGGTGCCGTTGGGACAATACCCTCGCTTGCCGCGCGACGGAGAATTTCTAGTCTTTGCGGTGTTCCCTCGGGCCCAGCTACAAACTGAGTGCCTCCGCCTCGCACATTCTTTACGGTGCCTCCTACTACTTCCCTAGTTATTTTTGCTAGACGTTTTTGTTGCGCAGGTGTGGCTTCACTGCGCAGAACACTAAGCCGTCTTTCCGTTGTAATGCCACCAAGTACAGTATTCAAAATAGCGATAAAATCTTTTAATGGTCCAGCAACCAAAGCAAATAGCTGCGCAGTAAGTGTATTCCACTGTTTTGTTAACTCGTTTGTCTCGTCCCCGAGTTCCTGCAAAGCCTGTACACCTTCACCACCGATACTTTTAGCCAAATCTTGCGTAAGAAGCGCAGCTAACTCTGAGACTCTACCTTGCTCTTCTAGTGCTATAGCTTGATCTTCAACTGCTGTGGATGAAAATAAAGCTTTTTCGCGCATGTATTCAAACGTTCCGCCTGTTGATGTAAGCGCAACGCCGGTCTTAGCTACCTCTGCCACAAACATATCTAGTTGTTGGCCGATTGCACTTAGAGCAATTTGTGCGGCAAATGCAGCAGGTCCTCCAACTAAACCGCCAGCAGCACCACCTAAAACTGCCCCAGGTCCACCACCAAAAAGTAATGGAAAACCAGCACCTAATGCAACATTACTAATCCGTTGTGTACGTTCACGTTGCTGTTTAGCTGTAGCTATTTCTTGTTCTCGTAATCTTTTTGATTCGACGTTTGCTAGACGTTGCTGTTCTCGCAGTTCTTCGTTGAGAAGTCGAATACGACGACCTAGTAAAAATTGGTACTTTTCAGCTAGGGCATATCTGTTTGTACCAGCGTTAACGGCTAACTTGTCGAACGTGGCTTCTGCTTTGCTCGTGTTTAGGCCTGCGGCTTTTAATTTTTGTATTTGTACGTTGAAGTCCCGTAACTGTTGAGTGCTTTTAAGTCTGCCAAACTCAAGCCTGTTTTGCTCTCTTGAGTATTCAATAACTCTACCTAGTTCGGTAGCAACAGCTTGTACACCCGAAACACTACCTAAGCGCTTAAATGTATCAAAAGCTGATTTAATCTGTGCTATGTCAGGAGCAAACTGCTGCTGCTCTGTGGCACCTACACGTTTTAGCTCTTTGAGTCTACGCTCATACAACGCTACAGCGCTATTTAATTTAATTTGCTTTATGGTAGATCTCTCTACAGATTTATTGTAGTTCTCTTGTGCATTTGCTGCATCATTTATGATGTCCGCAATAGCTTTAGTTCCTTCCTTAAATAAAGGTTTAGACAGTCTATCAACCTCTTTATTTAGGTCACTAACTCTTTTTTGTAGGCGATCTAGTTTGTCTAGACCTTCTACAAGAAGCTGAATTTTAGCTGAATAATCCGCCACGGAAACTAAAGGTCACCCTTGTATCGAGTCTAAACTCAAAAAACGCCGCTGGCGTTAGCGGCGGCGTTTGGCCTTCTCGATCTCCTTCTGCTGGTCCTCGTTGAGGATGCTGAAGTAGGCGCTCCAGCCGAGTAACTCCTCGGCGGTCATTGTGGTCCGAACTTCGGTAAGGCTTAGGCCCAGTTCCTTGGCGACGCCAAACTGGAGCATGAGCCAGCTGTCCTTGCGGAGTTCGGCGCTCAGGATTTTGGGTCGATTGGCTCGGCGTCATCGGTCAGGATCGCCAGCATCAAGGCTTGGAGGTCCTTGTCTTTGACTTCGTTCTTCAGCACATCCACTTCGCCAGCGCTAAACAACTTGTTGCCGGATTCGTCGAGAGCCTTAGCGATCAGCAGCTGGAGTGCAAAAGCGTTGGCATCGTCGGATTTGGCTTGCTTTTGGGCGCGTTCGCGCTCAGCCATCGTCAGTGGTGCCACCCACATTTCAAATGTGCTGCCATCGGACAGGTCGACTACTTTTTTGACCGGCTCCAAGTTTGCGGCTTTGCGGAGGCGGTCGATTGCGCGTACAGGAACGGGCATACCAGTTCGTTGGGTATGGGAATAGTGTAGCGGAGTAGAAATAGAAAACCCCGGCGGTTAGGCCGGGGTTGCTGAACCTGCTGCACCAGCAGACTATCAGGCAGAAGTGCTGAAGTCGAAAGTGGGGGTGCCGGCGGGGCGGAAGTTGACGGTCACAGACTGTGCATCGTCAGGGTTGATGTTTAGGCTGGCGGAAGTCAGCACTGCATCAAAGGCAATCGAGCGGCTCAGGCTCTCGCTCAGGGTGCCGCCGCTGAAAACGCGGTCGGTGTAGAGCTTGAAGGCAGCGCCGTTTTGTTGGCGCTGGAGCACGTCCTCGATCATGCGGTTGGACAGTGCGGCGTCCTCGTTGGTCATGTAGACCGTTGCGGTGCCACTGCCATCGCCGAAGCCGCTGATATAGCTGCGGAAAGGCACGTACTGACCAGGGGTTTGGCCGATGGTGGTTACGTCAATTTCAGCGCGGCTGATCTCGAAGCTCCAGTCGCGGACTTGACCGACAACTGCGAAGTCGGCGTAAGCGACTTGGAACTCGTTGGGAGAAACGGCAGTGCCGTCGTCAGTGATGGTGATGGTGGAGCCGCCTGCAGTGGCCGAAACTTCCAGCACGCCGGTGGCCGGTGCGTAAGCGATCACGTAGTAAGTGGTGCCAGCAGTAATTCCGGCAGGCAGAGTGCCGGTGCCGGAACCGCCGGTTTGGCTGTTCACCACGCTGAACTTGACGGGATCGCCGACCTTGAAGTTCAGGTAAGGAGCAACGGTAATTTCGTCGTTAGCGACGGAAACACCGCTTTCGCCGAAGGTGCCGGTGGTGCCGGCGGGCTTGTAGTAGAGAGCGCCGGACGTGCCGGACAGAACGGTGGTGGCCATAGGGCGTACCAAATGAACGTTGTTGGGCGGGCACTGCCCGGCTTAATACAGGTTAGCGCCTGTTGTTAAGCATCACCTACGACAACACAGTTGCAACGTAGGAAGTGTCAATCCGTCCCACAAAATGGGGCGACTCTTCTGTCGAAGAGAATGTGGGACCGTTTATTTCACCAACGCGGAAAAATACGCCGCTTGTTGCCTTGGCTGTGTTATTAAGCGTTTCCAGTGCGCTTACTGCTGTCGTTAGAAGTGTTTGGTTGCGGGCTGGGCCACGGCCTTTTTCCGTAAAAATGCGAATAACAATCGCACCACGGGCATTGTCCACGCTGCTGGTAAGCGTGGGTTCGTTGGTAATACCGAAAGTAACGTTGACGCGAACGTACTCAGTAGTGGTGTTAGGCGGGACTGCGGTGATGTTGTCGAAATAGACGGGTACGGCTGGCACCAAAGCGCCGAACGCCGACAGCAGCGGGTTTTCGACGGCGGCGCGGATTGCTTGGTAGTTCATCGGCCAAATCCTTGTGGTTTATAGGTACCAAAACCTCGGCGTGCTCCGGTGCCTAAATCTTGCTTGAGTCCACCTCCGTTTATGTAAGTAACGTACCAGTCCAAAGGTGCAGTACTGCGGTTAGCGCCTTGATTGCCGTTAAGCTCGCCACGGCGTCCGCCCTCAGGACGTAAACCGCGTATCAAGCGATCTGGGGCAATAGTCCCTTTTGTTAGGCGCTGCTTAGGCGGATCAAACTCGACTAAATCTTGAGCTTGGTCTGCATAACCCATCCCGTTAACAATGCGATAGAGCGTGCCGGCCTTAAATCTTGCAGCAGGTACGTTTCTCAGGTCGTACTTGTACACCTTTCCTTCACTGCGAGCGCCGCCGGCAGATCCTCCGTCGGGTACGGCGTACCAGGCAGATGAAAATTTTCCGGTCCATACAGGCCCTTGCTCGGCCAAGCTGTTCATAATGTCTACTGCTGCATTTCGAGCGGCTTCAATCGTCGCCTGCTTAATGTCATTAACTAAAAAAGAGATGTCGCGCTTAGCCATTACTGAGGCCTCACGATTAGGGAGTGGTAAACAGGGTTGTCACCGCGATAGGTGGTGATAGCGATGATCTTGGCTTCGCGGGTCGCTCCAGCTTGCGTGTACTGGATCCGATCGGCTTCGGTGGGGTAGTACGTGCCAAGCTCGCTGGCGCCGATGATGACCTTTAGGTCGGTTGTTTGGTACAACCCCTCAGACTCACGAGGGGTGACGCGGGTGATAACGGCTTTTACTGTCACCTCAACGTCGGAACCGAACACTACGCCGGTTGTTGGGTCGTAGCTGCGTGGCGTGTACGTTTTGATGTACGTGATGTTTTGGCCCCAGTCAGCCAAGACTGCGGTGGGGATTGGGGCGAAAGTGGTGTCGATCAAACCCATATCACCCTCGGAATAGGCGGACGGCGTAGTTGGCGGCGCCACCCATGCAATAGGGGCCGAGATAGGTCTGGAGCCAGGGGTAAACGTCAAAGACGTTGTTGATTACGCCGCTGGTTTGGCTGGTTTTGTTGTACTTGACCTTAAGTTCGCCCAGCTCCACTTGGTCGTAGATGCCGGTGGTGCCGGTGCTGCCAGTGATGGCGTCGGTGTCATTGGCGAGGGCTCGTGCCAGTTCGTAGGTGGCGACCTCAATGCCGACTGGAATCAGTGTGCAGGCAAGTTCGATGCCGTCAACCTTGTAGTCTTCACGCGGCCACTTCAACGCCTGCGTTTCGCTGCAGCGGTCGCCGTAGAAACTCAGTGCGTCGATCCAGCGGGTGGCGGAGATCAGAGCGCGATTTTTTTGGTCGTTGCTCTTGTCGTCCCAGTTAGCGGAATCCGGCGTTGTCTCGAAGTAGGCGTCAGCGTCCGCCAGCGTCACATACGAGTTGGCCGAAGCCCCACCCAGAGTGGCGTCGATGACAGCGGCCACGGCTTAGTACATCCTTTGTTTGAGTCTAGCGCCAGTGCGAGATTTCCTTTGTTTGGGCGGATCGCTTAAAACCATCGAGTGGTAAACAGTCGCTCCAAACATTTCCAATTCGGCTTGCGCCTCGGCGTGGACGCCGTAAGGAACGTCAATAAAGCTGCGACAGTTATCCTGTAGTACGAAGAGGCGAACTCGTTTCATGACTCCGCGTAGAAGTTCCAGCGTTGAGGCCAGCGTAGAGCCGGTCACTCAAGTCGCACAAGAGAAGGTTGACACTTCCAAACCGAGGAAGTGGGCTGATGTGGCCAAGGAAATTAAGGTGCTGCGCGAGAAAGGTGCCAACGTGCCTGAGATCTGCGAAAAGCTGCAGGTTTCCTACGTGCTCGTGAACCAGCTAATTCTGCAGTCGTACAAGATGGCGATTGATTCAGATGCTGTGTTCCAGCGGCAAGAGGAAATGCGGCTTCAGACTGAAGGCTGACAAAAAGAAAGGCCCCCTTTCGGGGGCCGTTTTTGTGTAATGGCCTGAAAATCAGGCGTACACAGAGGTGTCAAACGGGGTGTTAACCAGCAGGCGGGTGATGGGCACCATCTTGGTGGTGCTGTACACCAGGTTCCAGTTGCCGGTGGTGGCCAGACCAGCGTTGGTCGGGTTGTCCGTGGCGTTGGCGTACTTGGTGCCGGTCACGTGGTAGCCGTAGTGGTAATCCACGGCGATCACATCCTGCATGGAGAGGATGTTGCGGTCGGCAGCAAGGCGCAGATCCTGTTGGATGCCCTCGGAAACAACGCCAGACTTGAACAGGTAGACGGGATACTTCACCAGATGGGTGGCAGTACCGCCGGTCAGGTAGCTCAGTTGGTCGTCGATCACCACGCGGAGACCAGCAAAGGTCGCCACTTCAGGTTGGCCGACGCCCACGCCGCCACCACCCCAAGTCACGGCGCCAGCGGCGGCCAGTGCGGAGGTGCTGAAGGTCAGCATCCCGATCTGTTGCAGGTAATAAGCAACAGCCGAGTGCATGGCGATGGTGTCCAGTTCCTCGCCGCGCTCGCCAAGCTCGTTCTTGGCCTTGATCACGTTGGCAGCCGAGATGTAGTTCGCCTCGGTTGCGCTGGTGGTGCCAGTCACGTCAACTTGGTTGGGGCCAAGTACGCCGGCGCCGGAGATACCGCCGAAAAGACCCAGCAGCTGGTTCTTCAGGGTGGTGGTCTTCAGCTTGTTAATGGCGGCGGTCAGCTGGTTGCGGACGTGTGCCAGAGGATCGGCGCCGGAGCCAAGCTTGCTGAGATCGTCTGCGGCGTAGGCAAAACCACGATGCAGGATCGTCATGATCTGCTCGTCGGCGGTGGACTTCTGAGGAGTCAGATAGCCGGCGCCAGAGGTTCCCCAAGCGGCCGAGGAGAGGATTTGCTCTTCGGTGGGGTTGATGGGATCAAAGAAAGGCACGCGGACGCGGGTGCCGCCGGCACGTGCGTCGAGAGCAGCGTTACGCTGCACAATGCCGCTCTGGATCCACTTCGATTGCTCGAAGATGCCCTCGCTGGTATAAGCGAGAAATTCGGGGCGGGAGACAAGATCCGACAGGAATGTACCGCCGGAATAGTTTTCAGAGATGGCAGCCATTGTGGGCTCCTAGGTGGGTTTGCGGAGGTCGCCCCACAGGGGCTAGTTGATACCGGCTTCTGCCTTTAACAACCTGGCTTTGTCGGGGTCGCTCGCCAACATCATCATTTGCTGAGTGATGTTCCAGCTGTCCTTAGACCAAGGGTTGGTTTGGCCGGGAAGGGCGGTGGCGCGGGCACTACCCGTGACACCCATGCCGGCGCGGTTCGTGGCTGCAAAGTGATGCTCGTAACCGCTGCCGGGGTTTTTTAAGTTGGCGATGTATTCACCAACTGGAACTTCCACGCCGCCGACAACAGCCACAGGCTGTCCTTCTTTGGCGCGTAGGTTCTCCTGAAGTAAACGATACAGCTGATCCGGTGCCAATGCACCAGCCTGCGAGAGTTGTGCAATCGCGGCAGACTTCACCTGCTCTTGAGTAAATCCTTGGCGGACTTGCTCAACTTCGGACTCTTTTGCAGCTAGTTGTTGCTTCAAATCAGCAACAGTTTGTTGGGCCTCTTCCCATAGAGTTTTGAACTCGCCGGATTCGGCCAACTTCGCAGTCTTGGCAGACTCTTGGGCTAATCGAAGCTCGTCGAGCTGCTTCTGTAGGTTTTCGCGGTTTTCGCGGTCCTTACGGCGTTCGGCGATGAGTTCTTGGTTCTTCGCACGTAGCGCTTCGAGTTGAGAGGCCAGATCGGAGCTTTCAGCCACAGGCTGAGGGGCAGTGGGCTCCACAGGAGTGACCGCTGCTTGCTGTTCTTCAGGCACAGTTATGTGTTACTTGGACGTTTCTACGTTAGCAGTTAAGAGTTAAGTTCTTCCTCGCGGCGCTCCATGTCCTCATCTCCGGTGTTTTCTGGTGCTTCCGGCAATGCCAAGGCATTTTCAGTCGATGCCTCCAGCTCGTCTTCAATGTTGATGTTGTCGGGCAGTACCTCGCCACGGCGCAGAATCTCCAGCAGCATTTGATCGCTGATCTTGCCCATTTGGTTGAGCTGAGCCAGTACAGACACGTCTTGGCCGATCAGGCGGTAGTAGTCGAAGTCGCGGTCAATGGTGATCTCGGGAGGTTCCATGCCAACGTATTGACCCGCGAAGGCGAACGCCTGCTGCAACGCGCTCTCCAACTCTTGGCTGATGATCGACAGCACGCTGTTGCTCTGTGCTTGGTCGATGCGCTTGGCCTCGGCAGACTCGGCAACGAACTTTTGACCAAAAAGCTTTGTGACGCCAAGGGTGGACATTTGCTGTTCCAGTGACTGGAGCTCGGCCATTTGCGCGTCAAAGCTGGTGGCGTCGGCTTGGACGTAATACGCCTTGTTGCCTGGTTGCATGGCAATGGCATAGTTCACGCCCATCGTTGCGGAGCCGGTGGTGTCGTCCCAGCCCTCTAGGACGAGGGTCGGCATGGCGGCGATGTGTAGCGCGTGGATGAGGTCCGCTTGGCGCTGGTAGTGCGTGATGTTCAGGTTGGCGATATCTAGCAGTGGTGGCTGGGAACGCAACATGCCACGGCGGTTGCTGTAGATCGGCACCACCGGGATTTCGGCGAGGCTGTAGTCGCCGGTCTCGCTGAATTCAACAACGTCCTGACCGAGGGTGTACAGGTCGTAGCGGCCGGGGTAAATCACCCGCATTTGCTCGATCTGCTCTTCGCCGAACTCGTTCAGCGGGCGTGTCGTGTACTCGTGGATGCGAATTTGAGTGAGAGGAGAGCCAGGCATTGTGCTGGCTTGGCGCCAGCCCCAGATTTGGGGGGCGTCGATATGCACGAAGTAGGGGCGGCGACCTTGGGCGCGTTCCTCAGCAAGATTTCGTGCTCCCATTGCTGCGGGATAGTCCACCAAGATGGCGCTATGTCCGAAGGTGAGGCTGCTGACGAGGGCACGGCGGGCATATTCGTTGATGTTCGAGCCGAGGCCGTCAATGTTCTGCGCAAGCTCCAGCCAGTAGGGGTCGCCTTCGATGTGGATGGGTTTGCGGAGGATGGCGCCTGCGGCTGTTTCGATTAGGCGGCTGGTGTACGGGCTGAGGACGCTGCGGTCTACGCGGGTGGTATAGGCGTCGTCATCCTCGCGCGGTTCTTGCGGTAGGTATGTCTCAGACAGATCGCGGATGTAGTTGGTGCCTCGGGTGACGGCGGCCATAACGCTCCAGTCGGGCATCATGGCGATTACGTCCAAACTGCGGACGAACGGGGATTCGCTGACTACAGCTCCAGTTGGCGGGATATTGGCGCTGTAGACCACGGCTAGGCTCCTACTTTGTACTTATTTTGGCAGAGAGTCACCACTTGGTTTTGTTTGCCCAGTAGGCGGCAGACATTTTTCCCTTGGAGATGTTCTCTGCGTGGCGAGCTTTGAAGGCTTCGCGGCGTGACTTGGCTGCAGCTGACTCGCCTTCGCGTTTTGGTGAACCAGAAACACCCTGTTGACCAAAACGTATGAGTTTTACTTTGTCGCCTTCTTTGGCGAGCACGGCATGAGACTTGTTTGGGTGGTTTGGGGTGCGTTTCGGCTTGTTATAGCCCGAGAACTTTTCGCCGCGATACTCAATCATCGTCGTCCTCCTCGTCGTCAGGATCGGTGATCGGCACCAGCACTTCGATGCCTTGGGATAACATTGTCACAAAACCGCCGATGATTTCGGGGTTTTGGGGTGTTTTGAATACAAAAGTGGCGTGGGTGAGGCCGTCCTCAGCATCAATTTCAATGTGAACACAGCCTCCGTTGACCGTTTGGATTGCCATTAGCCGTGATAAGCAACCCCGATGTGGGGAACAATGCTGGGTGTGCCAGAGCTGATAGAAGCAACACGCATACGGATGCGGTTACAGGGTTTTCCTGTGTAGAAATAGATGTAGGAGCCGTTTGAGTTAATAGTTTTGCTGGTATCGAGTTCGTACCAGGTATTGCCGCCGTTGAAGTTGGTCTCGAAGGCTAGGGTGAAGTTGGCGCCGCCGGTTACTGTTGCGGCGAAGGTAAACTCGCTGCTGTCGGCGTGGACCTCCATCGAGTCGTTTACAGCTGTGAGTGGGGTGGACTCGTGGTACTCCACCAAGTTGGTGCCGTGGGAGATAGTTAAGGCCATCATTTCCTCCGTTTTTTGGCGGTTTTGGCGGCTGCTTTGAAGGCAGCGGCAGTGGGGGCACCTTTAGTGCCAGGCTTGCGCATCTTTTCGCCGCTTCCGGCTGCAATGCGCTTGCGTTTGGCAGCGATATTGCTGTACAGGCCGCGTTTTGTCATTATTTCTTCCTCTTTTTCTTGCTCATGCCAGCCTCGCTCATCGCAATGGCGATGGCTTGCTTGCGGCTGGTTACTTTTTTGCCCGAGCTGGACTTAAGTGCGCCAGATTTATACTCTGACATCACTTTTTCGACCTTTTTCTTACTTTTTTTAGGTTTGTCCTTGTCGCTGTAGTGTCCGGGCATAGGATTCCAGCTGCTTACCACACACGATAGGACGTTTTGCCGAGGCTCTCGGGTTTGGCAAGGTTGAAAGTTTGTAGGCACAGGTAGC